GAGCATTGCTTGCTCTATTCCACCTTCACGCAGCCTTTCGCTGCTCGGTTGAAAACGCAGCGATGGTACGCCTTCGGCATGCATCCAGATGATGTGGCCAGGAGAGTGCACGAGATAGCTGCTGCTGCTCTCACCCTCACGGAAACTGACTTTTCGCGCTTTGATGGCACTCACTCCACGGCCTTGTATGAGATGGAGCTTGCTCTACTGCTTCGGGCTTATCCCAGTAGTCATCATGCCACCATTCGGCGCATACATTCTGCCATGACTGAAGCCCCAGCCCGGACCAATATGGGCGTGGCGTATGCTATCGGCGGGTCGCGCTTGTCAGGCGCAGCCGATACTTCAATCATGAACACCATTGACAACGCATTCGTAGCATATTGCGTTTTTCGACGCATGCATCAAACGCCAAGTGAAGCTTACAAATCGCTTGGCCTTTATGGAGGTGATGATGGTATCACCCCCAATGCGTGCTCAACGTCGTACAATCGTGTAGTTACTGACCTGCAACTTCGGTTGAAAGCAGTTTGCCGCCATCCGCGTGACGGCTGCTCTTTCCTCGGTCGGCAGTTCCCAAATCCTATGACTAGCCCCGATCATTTGTGTGATCTTCCCCGGCAATTAGGGAAGTTGCACGTTTACCCTGGGCGCGATCGTCCTGATGCGTGGCAAACCATGGTTGATCGGGCGGCTGGTTATCTTGTCACTGACCCCCATACGCCAATCATTTCAGACTGGTGTCGTATGGTGCGGCGGTTAGCTCCGCCCACAGTCCAAGTTAAGGATGCGCTTGGCCACACTGCCTATGAATATCGGCATGTTATCGCTGAGCGCCCGTTACCCCCCTCCACTGTGGATATGGTGGCTCACGCGTGTTCGCAGTTACGCGTGTCCGCGGCCGATTTAGCTGCATACCAGATTCATCTGGCCCACATCACTAGCATTGAGCAGCTGCAACCGCTGCGCTTGCCTGCCCCAGTGGTCAGCCCAGGACTCATCGTTGGCGATGACTTGCACGTTGCCCCACGTGTCCTAGGGCCGGAGTTGCCAGCCGTTGTTATTGCTCCCCGTGAGAGCAAGCAACTGTCCAGTGACTCCAAACGACAACCAGCCGGAGATTCGACGCCAGCACATCCGCTAGCTCGTTTGTTCCCTTCTTTGAC